ACTTAGCAGTAGAATCAAGGCTCCCCGAAAGGGGGCCAACACGCATGGGCATCGGGCAAATTCGGGCGGAGTGCAGACCGCGCCGATGAGCCGCCTGCACAAGGTGCTCAGTCGTGTTGGTCGGCGGCGCAAGGTGTTAGCCTCTTGCGCCAATCTCAACCGAGGACTGCGATAGAGGCAAAAGCCCTGCTTTATGGGCAGCCGCCAACTACCCAAAACCCCAAACCGCGAGTTAAACTCCCCGGCAGTCCAATGTCTCTGAAAGTACGAGATGCCACGGAAAGCCACCAAAACCGCCGCCAAGCCCTCCAAAGCCCCTGACCAAGGGGTAGATACCACCCAGGCCGCGCAAACGCCTACAGAGCCGCCAAAGAAGAAGATTGGCCGCCCCTCCAAGTACACCCCCGAACTGGCAGCAGAGATCTGCCAAAGACTCAGTAACGGAGAACCACTGAGACAGATCTGCCGGGATGACCATATGCCCGCGTGGCAGAAGATCTACGAGTGGATGGCCCGCGACGAAGAACTTTCGGGAGCCATCGCGCAGGCGCGGGAGCAGGGATTCGAGGCTTTGGCTGAGGAGGCACTCATGATCGCTGACACGCCGGTCTTCGGCCAGAAGCAGGTCATGACCGACCAGGGCACGGCCACGACGGTCGAGGATATGTTGGGCCACCGCAAACTCCAGATCGAGACCCGGCTGAAACTCCTGGCCAAGTGGAACCCGAAGAAGTACGGGGACAAGGTGCAGGTGGGCGGGGATGCTGAGAACCCCCTGAAGATTCAGACGGACCTGACCATCTTCGACACCGTCCTGAAGGGTTTAGAGCAGTCCCGCCGTGGATGAACTTGTCGCCGTCCTGAAGGACGAGGAGGTTCGGGAGAAGTTCAAGCGCCTTCCGGCTGACAGGCAAGCCGCCTTCGCCTGGAGGGCGGGATGGCTCACCAAGGCTCACAAGCACCAGATCCTGCCTGACGGGGACTGGTGGAGCATCTGGCTCCTCCTGGCGGGTCGTGGAGCCGGAAAGACTAGGACTGCTGCAGAACAGATAGGTTGGTGGGCCTGGGAGCAGCCTGGAACCCGATGGCTCGTGGCTGCGCCTACTTCAGCGGACGTTCGGGCTACCTGCTTCGAGGGTGATTCAGGGCTGATCGCCGTAATCCCTAACATCCTGATCGCGGACTACAACCGGGCGTACCACGAGATCAAACTCACGAACGGAAGCCTGATCAAGGGCATTCCCGCCTCGGAGCCGGAGCGCTTCCGCGGTGGCCAGTGGCACGGGGCGTGGTGCGATGAGTTGGCCGCCTGGGACTACCTGCAGGATGCGTGGGACCAGATCATGTTCTCTGTGCGTCTGGGCAAGAAGACCCGGATTCTCTGCACCACCACTCCCAAGCCCAAGGATCTGATCGTCGACCTGATCGGCAGGGATGGTGACGATGTCCATGTAACGACAGCGAGCACTTACTCCAACCTGGACAACCTTGCGCCATCCTTCCAGAAGCAGATCCTGGTGTACGAAGGTACGAAACTCGGCCGCCAGGAGATCTACGCTGAGATCATCGATCCCGAGGAGGGCGGTATCGTCAGCCGGGATTGGTTCCGGCTGTGGCCTGCAGACAAGCCCATCCCCAAACTGGACTTCGTTGTCCAGTCCTACGACTGCGCCTTCACCGAGAAGGCTCAGAACGATCCCACTGCAGCCATCACCTTCGGGGTCTTCCGCCAGGAGGATGGCCCTGGAAGCGTCCTGATCATCGACTGTTGGCAAGACCGCCTGCAGTATCCCGACCTCCGGCCAAAGGTCATTGACGAGTATGAGACCGTCTTCGGTGAGGGCAAGGACAGGAAGCGGGTGGATCTGGTTCTCGTGGAGGACAAGGCCGCGGGCATCTCCCTGATCCAAGATCTTCAGAGAGCACACATCCCTGTCAGGGCCTACAACCCTGGCAGGGCGGACAAGGTCCAGAGACTGTCCATCGTGGCCAACATCATCCGGGCAGGGAGAGTCTGGGTTCCCGAGAGCATGAACCGCAAGGGGTATGTCCGTGACTGGGCGGAGGGCATGGTCTCGCAGGTGTGTTCTTTCCCCAACACCGACCACGACGACTTCTGCGTGGCCGAAGGCTCGATGGTGCTAATGGCCAATGGCGACTTGAAGCCGATTGAGTCTGTGCGGGTAGGCGACCTCGTCCAAACCCCAAACGGCGCTCGTCGCGTCACCGCCTTTCATGACAACGGCATCAAGGAGGTTTGGCAAGTTGAGGCCGATGGACGCCTGCTACTGGCTACCGGCAACCACGAGGTCTTCACGGACAGCGGGTGGATGCGCGTTGATAGTTTGAGACAAGCAGTCCATAATCTTCTGGTCATTGATCAGGAGGCATCATGGTCTTCAAGAAGAAACTGGGCGTTGTCGTTGAGGTCGTTGAGTTCAATGGCCGCAAGTACCGGCGCTACCCTGAAAGCCCAAATCCGGCGCATCGTCGGTACTTTGGGCGGGCGGGACATCGCCTGCATCGGGATGTCTGGGAGTTCCATCACGGCCCAATCCCCGACGGGATGCATATCCATCATATTGATGGCGACACCGGCAACAACGACATCAGCAACCTTGAGTGCGTTCCGGAGCGTGACCACCGAGAGCATCACTGGTCTGCGCCAAGGAGCGAGAGGCAACGGCTTCACCTTGAGAGCATTCGAGACAAGGCTTCTGAGTGGCACAAGTCAGAAGAGGGTCGAGCGTGGCATCGAGAGCACGCCAAGCGCAGTCTCGCCAAGACATGGGGCAAGCCCCGGGAGTTTCCTGAACTCCGTCTCAAATGCGTTTGGTGTGGCACTGACATGGTTGGCAAGATCGCTAGGAAGAAGTTCTGCGGATCAACCTGTCAGACCGCTGAGTCCAAGTTTCGCCTCGGCAAGTCTCGTACAGAACACCCATACCACGCGGCGCGTGTTTGATCTGACGGTGGAGGGTGAGCACTGCTACTTCGCCAACGGCATCCTGGTCCACAACTGTGATGCCTTGTCGCAAGCGTTGCGATACTTGCGTGACGCAGGTTTCCTCAACATTGACCCGGTGCCTGACGAACTTGATGAGGATGATTATGTTGACGCAGGCGTGAGAAGGAAGGAAAACCCGTATGCGGCTTGAACTTCTAACCCAACACATTCCTCACGAACTCCCGGCGTATCAAACCATCGCCAAAGTCACTCAATGCAAGAACAGGTTTGAGATCGTCGCTATCCCCGGCAAGGAAATAGATCCGTGGTGGGCGCAGGCTGTGTTGGCAAACTGGCTTCAATCCCGCATAGACTCAGAAAAGACTGGTGGGCATAATCCATCATCTTCCGAGCGAGGGTAAGCCATGGCCGACTTAGGGCGACAACTGGCAGATTTGCTGTATGGGGAGTCCCAACAGCCTCAAGAGACAACCGGTCAAAAGATCGCCCGTCGCCTAACTGGTGCCGGTGAAACAGCGGCCACTATCGGCACTGGACTTCTTGGCTCTGTCCCTGCAGGGCTTGCGGGGCTGTCCCAACTGATCCCCACCCGCGGTCGGGTTCCTGATGTCAACCGCGCCGCCCAGAAGGTCGAGGATGTTCAGGGCGCCCTGACCTACCTTCCCCGCACCGAGACGGGTCAGCGGTATCTGGAGAACACGGCGGGGGCACTAGAGATGCTCGGCGCTCCTGCTGAGTATCTGGGCGAGAAGGCTCTTCAATACACGGGATCTCCTGCTGCTGCTACTGCGACAAATGTCCTCCTAGACCCTGTGAACTTCATCGGGATGCCGGGAAGTGGGAAGGCCACCGTTGCCGCCACCAAGGCCGCAGGAAGGGCCGCCATGGCCGCTCCGAGGGTTGCCGGGGAGATGCTTTCTGAAGCCCTGACGCCCAAGTCTCGTTTTGAGTCTCAGCGCGGGGCCATCAAGATGAAGGGTGGCAACTGGTTGGCCGGTGAAGTTGAGACGGCCGTTGACCCGCTGAAGTCTTGGCGCGGTGAAGAGCAGTCCTACATGAATTTCCTCAGGGATATTCGAAACACGGATACCTCCGTTGACTTTAACAACTGGCTCAGGGAGAAGAACGAGGCAGATCCAACATTTACTCGCCGCAATGCGCTATCTGTTGCCAATGAGTTCCTGAAAGAGCGTGGTCAGCCAACGCTTCAGAACGTCAACCCGTCAGAAGCAGCCATCAACAAATGGATCGACAAGAAACTCGGCGGCTACATCCGAAACGAGATGGGTACGCCAGAAGATCCAGTTAGAAAGTTGGCGGATCAAGGGATTATTCACTCTCAGAATGTGCGTGAGTTTGATGTTGAATATATGAGTCCGTCCCTGAAGCGTCACCGCAGATTGGCCGGATTCCCTGAAAAAGGATATGCATCAACAGATCTTGGTCGTGCTTGGGAGGCCGCCACCGACAAGAGTTTGA